GCATATTTTTCTTTAATTTTAGGAGGGATTAATTGATCTTTTAATTCATCTAATTTTTTAAAACATTTATTTATTGTTACCTCGCTTACCTCACTAATCCTATGAACACTTTTTTTTGTAATATTTAAATTACAATTCTGCGATACAAAATAAATGATACCCGATGCAATTGAGTTTGGTGTATTTTCGGGTATTAAATTATTATTTTGAATTTTTTGTGAAATAAATTTACATAATTTTGTTAATTCTGCATTAATATTTAATTGGCTACAAAAACGATCAATAAAAGATAGCGGAGTTGTCTTACATAAAGAAATCTTATCTTTACTTTCTAAATCATAATCAAGTTCATTAATAATTGAAACTGCATTTTTACATCCTCTTGTTGCGCTGGTTGTATCTAAATGAAATATATTTGCAATCTCTTTAGCGGTTCGTGGGTAATCATTTACACGAGCTGCAACATAAATTGTCGCAGCAATAATACCATCACGGTTTAATCCGCGAAATGATTTTGCTTCTGATAAACGTTTATGTAACCGCATTGCATCATCAATAATAATTTTGGGAATTCCTCCTTCGTTTGCTAAAGCATTAATACGTTGTCCTTCATCATATCGCATTTTTTCATTGTATGGCATTGCTTGCCATTCTGTAAATCGTCGTATTTTTCTCATTTCATAACTTGTTTTTGCCGGACATATTACTTTACAACCATAGGACGAATGTTCTAATAAAGGATTTATTGGCATACCACATCGTGTTGGGTCATCCGAATTATTATCATCTGCACCATAAAACCGCCATTCAGCGGTTTGATCGATTATTTTATAAATAACACCACATGTTTTATTCGTACAAACTAAAAACCCTTCATCACTAATAAATAGCGGATAATCACAACAATCACATTTTTCCTTTTCATCTTTTTTTAAAAAGACACATTCAATTTGGGATATAGTATTATCGTTTGAAATATTATTAATACTATTATCAAATTTATCCCATAATGATTTTTTATCTACATTTGTTTTTTTAATTTTTTTGGTTTTATTGTTGGATGAAGAATGCGGTAAACCTATATTAAATACAGGAACTGTATTGTTTAATAAATGCCCATCATTAGATTTTTTTTTATCTAATAATGTCATTATTCACTTATAATATAAATTTCTTCTTGTTTGTTCTTATTAAAAATTACTAATATTATTATTGCGTTTATACTATTACTGCGTTTATACTATTACTGCGTTTATACTATTACTGCGTTTATATTATAAACGTAACAATAATATAAATCAATTTAATTATAAATTAATATTTTTATATTTATATATATATATATATGGTGCCGATGAAAAAAGTGTTGCTGAATTTTTTAAACGTTGTGAAGATAAAGCAAATATTTTAATGCCGTATACTTACTATACGTAAATTGTGTATTTTCTTTTTATGTTTTTACATTATTTTTGTATTTTTGTAAATATGCAGATAATACTCTAATATAATTTTATATATAACAATAGCTATTAAAATAAATTCTTTATAATTTTTTAGTATTAAAAAGTTATTTATTAAAACTAATCCAAAACATATTTCTAAAAAAAAGTTTGGAAAATAAAATAAATATGTTCTATTTTTCTTAATTAAAAAAAGATATGTGCCTATTAACCTGTATATAAATAATAATATTAATAAATAATTATAGTTAGAAGAAAGACCACCATATTTAAGTATATAAACCAATAATAATGTATAACACACAATATCTGTTATTTTATCAGTAGTTTGATATATATTTGTATTACAATTTATCCATTTATCAAATAAATAATGAGGTATACCACAATCTATAGAATCTGTTAATATAATTAGTGGTATTTTAATAAATATTGGTATATTCAACGTATACAGTATTATAAGTGTTATGACAATTCTTATTATTTGGGATATTAAAAGTTTTTTTTTATAGTTTAATATCATATATATATATATATATATATATATATATATTAACCGAATAATTATGAAAGGAATATTTAAAACAGAAACATTTTTTATTGTTTTAGTTGGTATACTTATTAATTTAATTTTACCCAAAATTATTAGCCCTTTTGCAACACCAACTCAAATTAAACCACCAAATGGTGCGGGTAAATTATCATTTTTTAGTCAATTAATACATATGCTGGTTCATCATGCCCAAGTTCCTTTAAGTAGCAGTGTTATTATAGCTGTAATTATATTATTATCATTAGTTTTAGGAAAAAAAATAGCAAAACTTATGTAATATGATTTTATCTGTCATTTATTATTTATTATTTACATACATAAGGACTCCCAATCATCAATCACTTCTTCTTCCTCTTCATCATTATTATTTGTATTTATTAGGGATGATGGTGATGACGATGACGATGATGACGTAGTATTGAGTGTTTCTTTTTTTTTCATTAATTTTCTTTGATTGCTTTCAAATAAACGTTGTTTTTTTCCTTCTTCAATTTTTATTTTTCTTAATTTTTCTTGTTCTTGTTTTTTCCTTTTTTCTTCTCTCTCTTTATCTTCATTCTTACATTGCTTTATTACTTTTGTATCACGCGACAATTGTTTAATATTTTTATTTCCATCAATTAAATTATAATAATCATCGCTATCGTCATAGTCATCACTATCATCATTCGTGCTCCTGATAATGTGCGTATTAGACATATTATATTATTATAATACTATATAGTTTAATATGAAAATGGTATAATATATATTTTATATACTATATATTATTTCAATTTTCATATTATTTATTAATTAAATGACACCGTAATTTCAACCTCTTCTTTTTTTATTGTTTTTGAAGCACTAATTGAAAGTTCTTCACGTTTTTTTCTTGTTTTTTGTAGTGTATTTCCACCCATATTTTGTTTATTACGCTTTGAAGAACTGTTACGAACATTCATATCAGCCTCAATTAAATTATAATTCGTTTCTATATAAGAAATTACTTCATTTTCAAACGCCCATTTAAAAAAATTTAATTGACCAATTGTTGTTTGGATTTGTGTATCATTTTGATAGGGTATTGTAATACGCTCCCACCGACAAAAAGGATCAAATCTTTTTTTAGAATAAGAACGTAATTTTAACTTATAATCATTATATACTTTAAATCGTCTTGTTTCGGTCTCTGTTTTAATTGGATATACCGTATAATGTTTCTTTGCATAATTGGTCGTAAACCAATCCACAATACGTAAAGATATTTTTGATTCACCATTTATAACATTTACCATTTTATCCATTAAATTATTATGATTGTAATAATGAAGTAAATTTTTAATTAATATATCATTTTGACTTGTATATGTTGTTGTCATTTATTTTTGTATTATTTACTATTTATTATTAATAAATAATACATTCATTATACATTTAAGTATTTATATTATATGAATCATTATATTATATGAATCATTCTATTATATGAATCATTATATTATATGAATCATTATATTAACCAGTTTAGGATTTTAAAATGTCCCCATATATCATATGATTGGAAACGTTAGTAATACATCTCACCTTATACATTTTATTATAGGAATAGTTAGTTTTAAAATCCACTATATAACTGGTATTTATATGTTATATCAATTGATAGATGGTTTCAAATTTAAATATAAAGTAGTAAGAGATGGAAAAGTAACAGATGATATACCATTAGATCTCCTATTTTTTTGTCTTGGTGAATTATCAATGAGATATATTATAAAAATAGTAGATTCAGGTAAATGAACACTTGATTCTTATGAATATTATTATAAAGGCACATTTTACACCCAAAAAGGGTTATATGAATCATTATATTATATGAATCATTATATTATATGAATCATTATATTATATTAATCATCCTTATTTGAAGATTGGGGTCTTAAAAATGTATTTTGAGTTACTAAATCATCTATATAATTATTATTCGACATAAATGGATTTTTATCCATTAATCCAACCATATATCTTGAATTTAACTTATCGTTAAATGTCTCTTTTTTATTATTTTTCATATTTGTATTATTTTCAAATAAAGAATTATCGGGTAACGCTGAATTACGAATTCCATTGACAATTGGTGGTAGTGATACTGATATATTATGTACATTCTTA